CGATTCAAAGATTTGAAGATTCATTGAAAATCTTTACTAAAATAGGCATTGCGGGTACAGCCGCCACATATATTGCCTCACTTGTAATTCTTGAAAAACAAGGTTCTGATAATATTTCTTTAAACGCAGCCATGATTGGTATTGCAACAGGACTGTTAGCTTATTTCTTTAAGCCAAGAATTCCATTTCATATGCCAGTAATTTCAATTCCAGAATGGTATTATGAATATACTTCTAAAACTTCGACACAATCAATAACTGAAGTTAGCGTCAAATATTTAAATCAATCTGAAGAAGATTATGAAACAACAGATGATAATAGATCTGCTATGACACGTATGGGTAAAATTGACCATAACGACGCGCAAATTTGGGATGTTAGCATCACTGAAAAATTTTTAAAAGAGAGAAGTTATTTTTTGAATTTTGATTATATCAAATCCCTCATATCAGGTGATCCCAAACATATTGTTGAAGAAAGAACTAGAAAAGGTAAAGTGAGCCTTGAATTAATAGCAAACGCATCTGCACTTAAAACATTGAATCGTGATGACGATATTGATATTTTACGACTCAAAATGAAACAATCTATGGGTAATATCAATTGTGTCAATATACCAAGATCTTTTGCTTTACAAAACCATTTTATACAATCCAACAGTTTAGATGTTGCTCTTTTACAGTTGAGAGCGCTCCGTGAAGGGGCGGATTTTCAGAACGTCCATTAAGTGAGGTAGTCCTATACGGCTACCGTGTTTCGGAAGTAATCACAGTTAAACTTCCGCCGGTTGATCCGAGTTTTAAATTAATTAAATTTAATAAGTCGCAGGGGACAAGTCGACCGGTTATGCGAGTATCGTTGGGATGTCACCAAATTAACTACGCTAACCCTGTACCTGATACAGCCAATCAGGAAAATGCACTTAATGGAGTAATGAAACGTATAGCAACCAAAATGCCTGATATTGATCATGCATTACATGATGAATTCAAAACTTTTTCGCAATCTTTCATTCGAGAAGAATTAAGATCATGCAAAATATCACCAACAGATGATTATTCTTTTGAATCCTGGATTGCTAATACACCTTATACTGAGTCACGACGTAATGAACTAACTAGAACACACAATGAACGTGATAAATTACAACCTAAAGACTATTTTCTTAAATGTTTCGTTAAAGATGAAAGTTACACTGAATTTAAATATCCAAGAGGGATATATTCACGAGCCG